ATAAAATTATCGCCGATTACGGCCAAGCTGGAAACGATATAATCGACCGGCTTCTCAAATAGCTCTTCCTTCTACCCGGCGCAACGCCGGGGTTTTTCTCTCACTCTGGGCCGGGGCCGACATGTCCCGGCCCCCTCCATTTATACCCACCGGGGTATTGAATTGAATCCTGGGGCATTTACGGCGTAATTAAAAGTGGCGTTTTTGATTTAATATGGCCTAAATGTAAAGTAAACCTTACATTATGTAAAGTAAACCTTACATTGCCGGGCTTGGGAGCGTCCTCCACCCCGCCCCACCCCCCGGCCTCATAACCTATATTGGCATACTGCGTTTTTGAATTGATATTGAGGGCGGCGTATAGGTGAGTATAGAAGGGTAAAAAAGGGGTATAGGTATGTGTAGGGTGAGTACAGAACGTAAACTGTTGTGTTATAACGAGTTGGAATAGTGAGTATGGCAATGTACGACATTTTGGCTTATACGCTTACCCCATAGAATATGACTATCACTATTTTTTACATTATTTTTTTGTACAATGTATAAACTATGATATACATTATTATTGCATTCTCTAAGTTATCTATATAATACTATACAATACTATACTATCTATACCAAAAACCGTATTCCTGAATTATTAGACGGGAATTTATGGCAAGGCGAGTATAGCGTTTACCTATACCGCTGCCATACCCCGGTCCCGTCCCTGCTATACTCAATTTAATCCTTGACAGCATCGCTTGAGTATGGTATAATACAGGAAATTAAATTGAATGATTTATGTTAGGAGATTATTTATGTTAGGTGAAAAAATCGAACCCGCAAAATCAAATGATAAATTTATTCAAGAATTTATCGACGGCCTTGAAAAGCCACGGGAATATGCTGTCGTTGATTTGTTTCAGCTATGGCTCGCCTACGCGCCGGACTATCCCCTGGGCCGCACAGCAGGGAGTTTTGCCCGGATGCTCTATGGCCATACGAATTTACGGTCCTCCCGTCGAAGGATGGACGGAAAACAGAGAAAGGCCGTATGGATAAGATAAGAGATTTTTTAGAGCGATACCGGCTAAATCAAGAATGGGCAATGGCCGACCTGTATAATTGGTATAACACTGACTACCCCGGCCTGTCCCGCCGTAAATTCAGCCGCTTGGTTGTCGCGGTAAGCGGCTGTAAGTTGCGATACCCGCGAATTGACGGCAGGCAAACGGCGCATATCTATTTAGGCGATACAATAGACGACCCGGCCCCCGTGCCGGCGACCCCGCCAGATACCCGCTATTGTCCCCGGTGCCGAATAGTTAAACCTCTGGCTGATTTTTTTAAGAAGCCGGGATACTGCAAACCCTGCAACGCACAGTATCGCCGGTCGTATTACCGGGCATATATCAGCCCCCGAACGCGACGTAAAAAATAATTATTATTTTGGCCGGATTTTACTTGCATTGTTCGGCGGATAGTGTATAGTTTGAGTAGTGGAATAAAAAGTTTATAGGAGGATTTATGAGATTAGCAAGAGCAATAGCAGTAGGGCTTGCGGCCCTGATAGTTTGCCTGTGGTTGCCAGGTTGCAACACAATACACGGGTTTGGCCGGGATTTACAAAACTGGAGCGAGACGCGGGATAAGTAAAATTAAAAATACGGGCATGGCCACACGGGACGCTACAGCGTGCCCCGGCTCGATGCCCTGGCGGGACTTGATGCGCGATAAGCCCCGCCCGCCATAATAAATTTTAAGGAGATTGATATGATGAAAGACGGGTACGGTAATTTAGTTGACGAAACGCGGTTAGTACTGTTGCCGGATATAAACTTACTGAACGACGCCGGAATAAAAACCGTAGCAAACGCTAATTGGTATCAGGTAACATTAAAAGACGGCACAGAGGTTAGTCCTTGCGCCGTTGCCGATGTTATTGATTGTTTATCTGAAAATTCAGCCGACCCGGAAAACGCGGGGTTTGCTGAGGTACTATTGATAAACGACGTTTTGAAACGCTGGTCGGTTGAAGACGGATTTTATAGTGCCTAAAATAGGTTTTTCTCCCGTGGGGCCGGATAACACTATACAGCCCGGTCCCGCCTCCTTTATGAAGGGGAATTGATTATGAATGAGTTACCGTTCGGGATATGGATTATCCTGATTATATTTGTGGGCCTGATTTTAATGGCGATTGTTGGAAAACGGAAATTTTAAGGGAGAAAATTATGAACACAATAGAGATAAGATTGACTAATGATATGGGCCGTAATGAGGACATATTTACCGGGACGTTTGATGAGGCGTTAGAACAGATTGCCGAGTATCCTGATTATTCCGCGCCAGCAACCGCCGAAGAAGCGGCGGAAACCCTTGTTGACATAGATACAGATAGCCGGGAAATGTCTGACCTTGTGGCCTGCGATTACCGGGTGTGGATAAATGGGAAATTAAAATGAGAATGAGATTTACACAGGCGGAGTTAGACCGTATGAAAATGCTCGACCGGGCAGCAGAGCAGCGTCGAGAGTGTGCTGATAAACAACGCCGGGGTCTGATACCGTCCCCCGGCAGTAAATTATGGAACGTAGAGTTTAAGGACGGAACAAAAATACAAGCATACGCCCCCACAGCCACAGCCGCTAAGGAATTGGCTGAGAAGGGGCGTTGGCGTATGAACCGGGCGGGCGTAACCGCCCTGGACGAACGGGTTAAAAGCGTTAAGGAGGTAATAAATGAATAAACTAAAATTGAAAAGGGCGTTAAGAGCAGCTACCAGTTGTTGTATACAACATACCGGCTGGCCCTGCGGGACTTGTTTTTTCGCGCTATCCAAACGCCTGACTAACAAGGACTGGCAAGCATTATTGTTGTATCGCGGCGACTATAAGAGAGAAGATTTGGACAATTTGCCGCGCGATATTGAAAAATCGCTGCAAAAAATCCTTAATACCGCGGAGCGAAAACAATGAGAAAATTCTACGGCGAATTTAACAGGAACGGCTACACGATTTACGAGCAAGGCGTCCACGACTCCGACCCCGAATATCAGGCCGGGAATTGTCGCTTTGATTCTGCCCAGACGTTGCCCGTGGGGGCTGAGGGAACGCTGGACGCTTGTGAATTGGAGGAGCTTTGTGAGTCAACTGGGATTGAGATAGCAAACGAAAACAGTGGCGAATGGCTTGGCTGTTCGCGTATTGACGATTATGATATTGAGTATTAGGGGGTAAATTATGGAGCGCGAAAAAGTAGTTTTCAGAGTTTGGCCGGATGGTGACGTGATAGCCCTATTCCCACGAATAGCGGCCAACGTAGATGGTTATGAGTGCCAGTCCTATGAACACGTTGGCCAGCACGGCGGGGCCGACCCGATGGCCATTGTGCAGGCGACCCGCTTGGCAAAACCTGCCGAATACCGGGAATTGGCCCGCGAGTTGCGGGGCCTGGGGTATAAACTGCGGATTGCTAAGCGGTGTACATACGCTGATTTGCTGATTAGGAAGGCCCAGTATGCCTAAGAAAAAAGCAGTTTGGTGGACTTGTCATTGCGGGGCGTTCAGAAGTTTTGATGTATTAGCTCCGAGTGAAAAAGGAGCAAGGATAATGTTTGGGCGATTAGCTAAACAAAGCGGAGGAGTGGGTATCCCTCATGGTTTTACCCCAAAAGACATAACCAGTATAGAATTAGCGCGGAGGCAAGATGCCTAAGTGTATCGTCTGTCACAAACCAATTACGAAAAAACAAGGCCGAAGCTACACACTGACCCCGACCCGATGCACACCCTATGGCCACAGCGCGCGGCAGATTAGTTGGCATACCGATTGTGAAAGTAAGCCGTACGCCTGCCACACTATCCACGGGATATGCGTCAAAGCAGACGAGGCGACCGGAAAACAAATACGTCGAGAATCTATTTACTGGAAGAAATTCTATGAAGACAATCCACAATATAACATTATGCCTGATACTGTTATCATCGACCCCGGTCCTGGCCCGCACGTTTGAGGCGAACGTGTCGGCCTATTGCTTATGCGAAAAGTGTTGCGGTCGATGGGCAAAGGTTTACCCGCGCCGAACGGCGTCCGGGCACGTGATTAAGCCGGGCGATAAATTTGTCGCGGCCCCCCGCAATATCCCGTTCGGGACGCTGATTGCGATACTGGGGTATAACAACGGCAAGCCCGTCCCCGTGTTAGACCGAGGGGAAGCGATTAAGGATAATAAACTCGACCTGTTTTTTCCGACGCATAAGGCCGCGTTGGAGTGGGGCCGGCGAAAAATTATTGTAAAAATTGTGGAATAATGCTTGACAAACCGATTGGGATGTGGTAGTGTTTTGATTATGCGAACACAGACGAAACCAGAAGATAAACAAAAACGAACCCCCGCCCCAACCGTATTGAAGTGGCGGGATGTTGAAGCCGTATGGCATACGTTGGACGACCAGGCGAAACTCGATATTTATAATGAGGAGTTTGGATTGAACCGAACGTTGGCCGACGTGAATTTTAACGAGAGATTTGATGAGGAATGATATTTAGAAAGGCAGGGTAATCCAATTTGTGAGAGATATAGTTGGGGCAAAAAAGAGGTCAATGGAAAAACAATAGCAATCGTGGTCACAGCTAAAGAGATTTACCACACCGAACAGGGAAAATTAACGCAGAAACACTGCAATAATGACCCGACCGAGTATTGGGGCCATTCTGCTATTGCGTTTTACCATAGCATAGACCCCGTAACAATGCGCCATAGGGAGTGTGAGGATTTTTCAACGCCTGATAATTTCCCACCTGAACTGGTTGCCGCGATTAAGGCCGGGGATATGGCCGAGTTTGGGGTAACAGAGCGTATGGTTGCGGGTTTGTTATCTCAAAAAGGGAAAAAAAGACATAAGAGTAAATGTAAGGCAGACGCCGAGTGGCAGAAGGCAGACACCGAGTGGCAGAAGGTAGACGCCGAGTGGCAGAAGACATACGCCGAGCGGCAGAAGGCAGACGCCGAGTGGCAGAAGGCATACGCCAAGCGGCAGAAGACATACGCCGAGCGGCAGAAGACAGGCACTGAGTGGCAGAAGGCATACGCCAGAATTTTTTGGGACGTTTTTGCGGATATTAAATACCGGGCCGGGGCGTGGAAATGAAACTCCTCCCCAAAGCACAGATTGACCAAGACGCCCGGAGTATTGTTCGGGGGTGGCAATGTACATACGGACACCGCAATCTGAGGCGTATTTATCTGGCAACTCGGCGAGAAGTTTTGTTTATACTTAACGAATCCAAGAAACAAGTTAAGCGATTAGATAACAAACAAACCTCTATCTAAATTTTTATTTATTAAACTTTGAAAACCCCACGTTAGAACAAGCGTTGGGGGATTAGGATAGAAGGGCAGTAATCATAAAATAGGGGTAGCAATGGCTAAACGACTTATTACACGACGTGAAGAAGAAATTTACCGGCTATGCCATCCCGATTTTGACGGCCTCCCCATCGACCAGGCCGCAAAGAAGCTGGGGATTAGCCGGGAAATTGTCCTCCGGCATTTGAACAGTGTCCGGCGTAAGGCCCCCCAGCTTTCGCCCGTGCTTAATACCCGGCAAAAACTGATATTAGCCCTGATACGGGGTGGGCAGACGAACTCCACAACGATTGCATCGTTGACTGACATACCGGAAAGCACTGTCCGGGGAATAATTGTGGTTTTAGAGGCCAACGGTTTTGTGGCCCCTAAATCTGAAACACACGGTTATACGCCCGGCTGCGATAGCCGGGTGGTGGAGAGGTTTTGATATGATAGTGATAGGATTGTTAAATACCGGTGGATACGGCTTTGGTTGGGGTTGGACTAAGAAAGAAGCCATTGACCACATCCTTACTAAGATTGAACACGATGGGTTAGATTGTTTGTTAAACGTTTTGTGGTGTATCCTCGTTTGAGGTATATAGTATCCCGTGAACAGATTGTAAATAACGAAGACATTGTGGATTTACAAATATATGCAGGTGCGCTGACAGGTAATAAACTCTTAAAAACCTTTCAAAAATTCAAAACTTTTTTCCGGCCTGACGAGGACACTGAGCGTGTATAATTGGCGAACCAAAATTCAAGCAGTGCGCGGCGTCGGCCCCGTCCGGGCGAAGGAACTCGCGGGTCTCGGTGTAACTACAGTCGGCGACCTCCTCGAACACAAGCCCTCCGACTGGATTTTCCCCGGCACAACCCCCATCCGCGACCTCTGTGTTGGGGAACAGGCGTTGATACAAGGTAGGGTCATATCCTGTTTCAGGCGACCAACGCAGGCCCCCATCGTTTCAGTCATGGTTGAAGACGAGACCGGGAAGGTTGAATTGGTATTTTTCAACCAAGTTTGGCTTCTAAATAACATCCGAAAAGGGATGCTGATTGCCGTATGGGGTAAAGTATCAGAGTACAAAGGACAGCCCCAGTTTTCCGGGCCTAAGTTTTCGACCTGTGCATTTAAGCCGGATGAGATAACAGGCGGTTTATATGGTAAATACACACAGACGATTCGGGCGGCGTTGAGGGCGGTGCTGGCGGATGTTGAGATACCTGATTGGATTAACCCCGACCTGTATGACCGGGCGGACGCTTTTTATTTCCTGCATTTCCCGGAGAACAAGCAACAATTAGAAGATGGGCTGGAACGGCTCCGGTACGACGAACTCTATCTACAGCAGATGGCTGTCGCAATCAAGAGACGGCAACAGGAACATACGCCTGGCAAAAAATATGAATATAGTCACTCTAAAGAGTGCGATTTAGAGGACAAGATAAAGCACTATTTTCCTTATAAATTTACCAGCGACCAAGATGCCGCTCTCCGAGATATTCTTAGGGACTTGTATCTATCAAATAAACCGATGAACCGCCTCCTCCACGGTGACGTTAGCTCAGGCAAGACGGCTGTTGCGTTCTACGCGGCGATGCTTACGGCCCTGAATAATAAGCGGGCGATTATACTTTGTCCCACGACAATTTTGGCCTCCCAGCACTACGATGTTTTGAAATCTTACGGATGGGACGATGTGGAATTGTTTATCGGCGGCTATGAAAATAAAGCCGAGTGTCATCGCAAGCGGGGAGTATGTATAGGAACAACCGCCCTGTTATGCGATATAGAATTATTAACGAAAGCGTCCCTCGTCATAATCGACGAGCAGCAGAAATTCGGCGTGGCCCAACGTGCCTTGCTCCAGAAGTATGGCAACCCACACGTTTTACTTATGAGCGCGACCCCCATCCCTCGCACAATCGCCCTCACGGTTTTCGGCGACCTGGATGTATCAACTATCAAGGAAATGCCAATTAAGCGTGGGGCCGTCGTGGCCCGTTGGGTACTACCAGACCGCCGTGAAGGCGTTTACGAATTGATTGACGAACAACTTAAACAGGGCCATCAGATTTATGTTGTCTATCCTCGTATTGCAAGTGGCGAGGAAGATATGACCGGCGTGGCCGATGGATACTGTGATATAGCCCGGCGATTCGCTGATTATTCCGTTGCCAGTTTGACGGGTAAAGATACCAGTGAAGTTAAAACGGATACCCTACGAAAGTTTAAGTCCGGTGAATATAAAATCCTCGTTAGTACAGTTATCGCCGAGGTGGGCCTTGACTGCTCGAACGCCACGGTCATGCTTATAGAGGGGGCTGATAGGTTTGGCCTGTCCCAACTGCATCAATTAAGGGGTAGAATATGCAGGTCAACTGAAACAGCGTTCTGTTTTCTAATGGCCTCCACCGCCAACGATACGTCAATCGCCCGGCTCCGAACGCTGGAGCAAACAAACGACGGCTTCGAGATAGCCGAGGCCGACCTGAGACTGAGGGGGCCGGGCGAATTATTCTCGACGAAACAACACGGGTTGCCTGATTTAAAGTTTGCGAGTCTGGTGGATGATTACGAATTATTATTAAAAGCAAGAGAATTAGCGAAGATTGTTGTTGACAAGTTGGATTTGCCAGAGTATAATGGACTCCGTAAAATGTTGGAAATTAAATATCTGAAACTTGATTTGGTGGGTGTCGCGTAAATGATTCCTTCGTCGGTAGAAATTGCTTGGGCCGCGGGTTTGTTCGAGGGTGAGGGGTGCATCACTACAAATTGGTGCCAAGGCAGAGTTAGAAAAGACGGTGGATGTGCCAGGCCCGAAGGGTATGTACACCCACGCTTAGCATTAGTATCGACTGATTATGACATTATCTGTAAACTTCATAGGATAGCGGGCGGTAAGATATATGGCCCGTACAAACCCGGTAAAAAAAGTAAGAAAATATGGTGGTCCTGGCAAATACAAACGGGGGCAGTGGACTTTTTGCGGTTAATCTTTCCCTATTTAGGCTATAGAAGGCAACAAAAGGCTATCGAACTTTATGGAAAGGACGGAATAGTATGAGGACATTTAGTACTGGTGCTACACGCGACAATGACGAAATGAAAATAGATTACGAAGGGTTTCTCTCGCCGTTAGTGTTGGAACGCTACGGGCGGTATCTGTCGAAGCACCGGGTTCAGGCCGATGGAAAGCTGCGTGACTCGGATAATTGGCAAAAAGGGATACCGAAAACTGCTTACATGAAGTCGGCGTGGCGTCACTTCCTGAATATGTGGAAGTCACACCGTTATGAGGTTGTTAGAACCGACGAGATGAACGAGGCGTTCGAGGATAGTATCTGCGCGGTTCTGTTCAACGTAATGGGGTATCTTCACGAAACCCTTCGAGAAAAAAGATAATGATACCCCGCACTGTTTATCTTGATATGGATGGGGTCATTACGGACTTTTCCGGCGGCGTGATGAACCATTTCGGCCTGAGACGTTTGGGCTACACCACAAACGATATTAAACAGTGGAATTGGTTTGGCGATTTTGGTTTGGATGAAAAAGCTGTGTCAGAATTTTTATCAACCAGCCGCAAATTTTGGGCCGGCCTCGATTGGACCCCCGGAGGCAAGATTCTGTTTTCCATCCTGCATCAGATGTATGGGGAAGACTTATGGCTCTTGACAACACCGTGGGTGGACAATGAGGCGTGCAGAGGCGGCAAATTAGACTGGGTAAACAAAAATATCCCGTGCATGACCAACAACGTGATTTTCAATTTTGACAAGTCAAAACTTGCAACCCCCTGGAGCATACTAATAGACGACCGCGAAGAAACAGTAGAAAAATTTAGGGCGGCGGGCGGTATCGGAATCTTGATTCCCCGAACTTGGAATAGTAAAGGAAAAATATGAGAGTAGCTGAAACGACCATAGAGTGTAAAAGTCGGACCGACCGATTTGAACTATTCGTGTTCGGCGATATGCACATAGGTAAGCGAAACTGTGATGAGAACGCCATACGAAAACAGGTCGCCGAGATATTACGCCGCAGTAAAATGCCGGGTCGCCACGTCCGGGTCTTGTTGGGCGGGGATAACGTAAACGCCGTGATACCGAAGGATATTAAACGGTTTGACTTCAATGATATGGCCGATTGGTTCGTATCCGATGAAAAATTGGACTGGCGTGAAATGTTGGGCGACGCTATCAATCAGGAAATACGCCGGGCCATTGGCATACTCCAGCCGATACGGCACCTGATAATCGGGGCCTTGCACGGCAACCACGAAGACGCCATCCGTAAGCACCATAATGTTGATGTCCACGCCCGACTCTGCGATAAGTTGGAAATCGAAGACCTGACGGATGAGGCGTTTGTCCGTTTGAAATTTAATTGTGGTGGAAACGGTTCAACAGTTAAGGTCTATCTCCGTCACGGTTACGGCGGAGGCCGGGGGGCCGGGGCCGAGCCGAACAAACTGTCGGCAATTATGGCCGAATGGGAGGACGCTGATATATGTTTCACAGGCCATACCCACTCGTTCTGTATATCAGCCCCCAAGCCGGTGCTATTTATCCCGAACCGGGGTAAGTTGCCGTCGAAACTGTGTATCCGGCATCGCTACGCCGCAAACTGGGGTTGCTGGTTGCTCTCACATATTTTGGGGCCAGGGTCTTACGAATCAGCAGCCTGCTATCCGTCCCGACCTATGATGACCGTGAAGGCCGTTGTCTGGCCGTTCCACCACTCGACCCAGTTGGGCGGGGAACAAGATATAGTTCGCCCGAAAATTGAGTTAAGGTCTTATGCCATATCGTAGGAAATAAACTTTAATGGAGAAAAATACTATAATAGGTGGCGATTTTGTTTTAATAGGGCATACCATTAGGCCCAATTCTGTAGATTTAATTTTTACCGACCCGCCGTATGTGAAAGAAGGAATACCCTGTTATGAAGCGGTCGCTAAATTAGGAGCGCGGCTTCTAAAACCCAGTGGATTTTTAGTTGTTTATGCTTCAGATTATTGGCTCGCCGAGACATTTCCCCCGATGTTAAAATGGTTAAATTATTGGTATTTATACCATCATATCAATTTGCAAAATGCTACTGTGTGGCCCCGGCATATATTCGCTAAAGCTAAGTCTTTAATTGTATTCAGTAAAGGAAAAGCAATTCCCCAAAAATGGCATAGCAACTTACCCGCAACCGGGACAAAAGAAAAATCACATAGAAAAGATAACTGGGAACAGACAGTAGACAAAGCTAAGTTTTTCATCGAAAATTTTTGCCCCGCTGGGGGGTTAGTTTTAGACCCAATGTGCGGCAGTGGAACAACTTTATTAGCTGCTAAAGAATTAGGACGAGATTATGTTGGTATCGACCAAGACGAGGAACAGGTAAAAATGGCACTAAAAAGGACAACATAATGCCCAGAGCCACCGACGGATGCGGAAAAACTGATGACCCCCGCCCGGTTGATAAACGGGAATACGACCGGAACTATTTAAGGGTGTTCGGGATACCCTGCGAGGATTGTAAAACAACGGGCGTGCTACCGACGTTACCAGGAATCAGGACGCGATATAGATGTGAGAATTGTAGAGGATTAGGATACGTTCCTAAAAAGTTTAATAAAAATAGCTGACGCGGCCACCGCCCTCTGCACCATCCTGGTCATGTGGAACCACGCCGGGAGCCGGAACTGGTGGCTGCTTTACGCCATGTCCTCGGTCGTGTTCGTTGCTCTGATGGTGTATAAACGCCTGCCGGGGTGGGCCATCGCCGGGATTATATTCTTCGGAATCGGCGTTCGTAATTATTGGGTTGGAGGATGATATGAGGAAACGGTATATATCAGACTTTATAGTTGGGGTTTTTAACGCTTTGGATAAACTTATACTTCGGTTTGCTTGGATTAAGACCCTATTCGGGCATCGTAAAATGTTCGGGGGCCAACTCCGCCGCCACCCCCACCAGGTCGGGCGTAACACTCCGTGCTGGTGCGGGTCGAAACGGAAGTATAACAAGTGCTGTTGGTTGAATGACCAGAGAGTGGGGATATGAGAAAGCATAAAAAGCACTTTCCTAAATATCCAATGGGTATGGCGTATACGGCGTGTGGCAATACAACGGCCTACACAACCAATCCTTTATCCTTTCAGCGTAGATTTGTAACCTGTAAAAACTGTAAACGGACAAAAAGATTTAGAAAAACATAATGGAATCCTGGCAACAGATACTTACTGATTGCGGATACCCGACCGAAATCCTCGTTCTGGATTTTGAATCGTATTTCGACGAAGACTACCACTTCCGCAAGGACGCCGCCGATGCCGTTGGCCTGTCGACCATAGAATATATTAGCGACCCGCGGTTCGAGTTGACGGGAGTGGGTTGGCAATCGCCAGGTTTGCCGCCTATTTTCGCCGGAGCGGACCGAGACATTCCTGGCATAATAGCCGGAATGTTTAAGAGATATGGCGATACAGTAACTTGGATTATCCAAAATGCAAGATTCGACGTGACCGTTCTCCAGACAAAATTCGGAATCGTGCCCAAATATATAATCGACGTTAAAGATTTATATGCCCATTACGACGCCAGTGCAAGCCACAAACTAAAGGATATGGCCAAAGAATTTGGCCTACAGGCGAAGGGCGAGACCCAGGATTTCAAGGGTCTGCACTACAACGCCATGACCCTGGAACAGCGAAAGGCATTGGCCGATTATTGTCTTAACGACGTGGACCTTGAAACAAAATTATTTAAGATACTGTTACCAAAATTATCTAACCCAGCCTTCGAGTTACGGTTAATGCGTCATACTCTCGATATGTGGCTCCATCGGGGGTTCGATTTTGACCAGGACTTGGCCGATTCGCTTAAGGTTCAGATGTACGCCTTGACCATCGAGGCCGTGAATAAAACGGGGTTGGTTGATGAGAATTATGGCCGATTGTATAATAAGTATTTCTGGGACGGTAAAAAGGTTCCTAAAAAATTCGACGGGAAATCAGACGAAATCGTTGATATAATGATTAAAGAGGAAGCCCGCGAGGCCGCCGCCACGGACCTCCGTGGGGATACGTTTGTGAAATTACTCCAGACCCAAGACGAACAGGTCGAATGGAAGGCCGGCAAACGTGGGAACATCGCAGCCCTGGCCAAGACTGACGATTATGCGAAGTCGCTGACGGTCCACGGAAATCCGATTGTCCGTGATTTAATGACCGCGAGACAGGCCGTGAAGTCGTGGCCCCTGCATACGAAACGCATAACGAGTATGGAGAAGCAGTCCGCCGCGAATGGGGGGATACTGCGAACGCCTTTGAATTATTATGGAGGCCATACTGGCCGATGGAGTGGCGGGGAGGGGATTAACTTACAGAATTTAGGCGGAAAAAGTGCAACGATTGACCCCCTGATAGGCAAGATACGCGGCCTACTTCGCGCTCCCGCCAACTTCACGTTAGGGATTGGGGACTCGGCTCAGATTGAGGCCCGTGTACTGGCTTGGTTGGCCGGTCAGGACGATTTGGTAGAGGCATTTAGAACTGGCAAGGATGTTTATTCTGAATTTGCAACAGTTTTATTCAAACTCCCCGTACGAAAGGAACGTAAAACCGACCCGCCTATAATCTATTTAATGCTAATGATTAAACGGGCCTTTGGCAAGAAAAGTATTCTGGGTTTAGGTTATGGGATGGGCGTCGATAAATTCTATCAACAATGTTTACAAGATAGTTATTTACGTCCTTTCTTCGACAGCGGACAATACAACCGACAATTCATACAACGAGTGGTTGACCTATACCGAACAAAGTATTCTAAGATTCCCGCATATTGGAGAGTCGTAGAGACCGCGTTCAAACAGGCACTACGGTTCCCGCATTTACGGCCTAAAGTGGGGCAGATAGAGTTTTCGTGCACCGGCCATGAAGTTCAGATTAAATTACCGTCAGGCCGAATACTATATTATCGACAATGTAGTATTAAGAACGGCGGAAATATATCATATTTAGCTGGTCCTAAGAGGGAGAGTTTATGGGGGGGTAGCCTGACGGAAAATATAGACCAGGCAATTTCGAGGGATTTACTCGGCTTTTGGATATTGGCCTGCGAAGACGCCGGTCTCCCCGTGATTTTACACGTTCACGACGAAGTTGTGTGCCAAATAAATAAAAATAATTCCAAGATTTCTCTTGACAAACTGAATCAAATACTGTGTACTATACCTGAGTGGGCGTCGGGTTTACCTGTGGCCGCTGAGGTTAAAGAAAGTTTGGTGTATTGTAAATGAAATGTACCGAAGTCCCGACCGAAGACTGTGACAATTTGGATATGAAGAAATGTTCAGGCTGTATAGTCCAGATGTTATGCCTATGCCAGAGACCCGAAGTACGGGCAATGGTACAAAAACTATGGAAGGAATCAAATGAACCTAAGATGGTCAAAAACATTCGGGCACCCGGCGGGAAGTAACGCAATCGTTGGCCTTAACCTACTCTACTGGGCGATACCCCTGAGTATCGGCGGACGAACCCAAACGGTAACATATACCAAGAAAACTACCGGGCATTATCGCAGTATCAGCGTTGGAATTTTATGTTTCTCGGTAACGATAACTTATGCGGAAATCAAAAGCGCAAAAATTTGGTAAAATATGAGAAAACTATACAGCAACTGGCCAATAGGACGGTGGGAGTTGTGGTTGAATCCAACCAGTTATCACTTGGGGTTTGGTTGGGGGATTTCGCTGGGAATGGTTTATATACACATCAACATATTATGTTTCGCCGTTATACTTAGACTATATGAAAAACCCTAAATCCAAAACCTTCTCCCGAATCGCCACGGCCTACCACCAACTCAAGGCCGGGGGCCGGCCCCACGTAACGGGGGATGGGTCGATACCGACGGCTCCGTGTGTGCCAGTCGTAGAACAACCGGAAGCGGCGGTATTACAGGAGTGCCTTGATTGGTTAAAACAGAACCGAATATGGGCACGGCGGATGAACGTAGGTAAAGGCACGTTGGGCCGAACGGGGTTTTTTACCTACGGAATAGTAGGGTCGGCTGATATTACCGGCATCCTGCGTAACGGCGGTCGGCGATTAGAGATTGAGTGTAAGGCCGGGAAGGGCGGGCGATTGTCAATTGACCAACAGAAGTTCCGACGGGATATTTTAGACAATAATGGGGTCTATCTCATTGTGCATGGCGTCGAGGAATTAGAATACTTTTTCAAGGGAATTAAAATATGAACCTGATGTCTGCAACTTCAATCGGATGTTTCAAGGCTTGTCCAGTACGCTACTATTACAGGTACGTCCTGGGCCTGACTCCCGTCGCCGAGACCGACGCGACCAGGATGGGAACGAACTACCATAAGATACACGAAATCGCCGACCTCACGCCGGGCGGGGCCTGCCCCGATTGCCACGGGCCGGGGAATGAGACCTGCGCCCTGTGCGTTGGGACCAAGACGCTGCCTGAGAATATAATGGACGCGGTTATCCGACACCTGAATAAAGCGTATGCGACCATGCCGGTATCCAAGACCCCAGAAGAATGGGAGACCGAACGGATAACCCTTCTGTATTCACTGATTGGCTATCAGTGGTTATACCAGGACCCTGGATATGCGGTTGAAAAACTGGAACAGAAATTCCGTTTGCCGCTGTTATCGCCCATCAGCGGGCATAAATTACAGGCCGAACTGATTGGTAAAATCGACCGGACGTTTAGTGCTGAGAGTAATAGATTTGTTCACGAATATAAATCAACGAGTAAAGGTGTCGAACCAGACTCTACCTATTGGAACCACCTGACCCTCGACACACAGACCCGGCTCTATACCTATGCTGCCCGCCGGTTGGGGTTGGGGCAGGTCGGAGTGCTGTATGACGTGTGGCATAAGCCGAAGACCGCTCCGAAGATGCTGACCCAGGCGGAGAGTAAAGAGTTTGTGGTAGGCGGAATGTATTGCGACACGAAATTTGAAACAATGGAATTTGATAACGGGGTAATGGTCAACGGTAAAATTACCCAAATAGAACCCGGCAAGAAACCCGGCACGTTCGCCATTCGGGAGACCCCCGAAATGTATGGTGCCCGGCTACTGCAAGACATCACGATTCGGCCTGAGTATTATTTCGCCCGCAAGGAACTGGCCCACAATGACGACGATATTAAGGCGTTCGAGTGGGAACTGTTTAACATTTATACCAGTATCAGGATGATGGCAAATAAGAATACGTGGTGGCGTAACGAGGCTTCGTGCGAGGCCACATACCGCTGCGACTATATAAATTGGTGTTACAACCATATTAACATAGGACCCCAAGACATACCTGATGGGTTCCAGAAAAGGAGTGAATAATGCCCCCAACAACCCCAACCCGACCCCCCGCCCCGGCCCGGCCTGTGGCCCAGGCCCAGAGGTCTCAACCGTTGGCAATTAAACGATGGACTGATACTCACTCCGGCGAAAAGATTATTGTTTACGGTGAGACAGGTATGGGCAAGAGCAGCCTATCCATCCTCGCGCCAAAGCCCGTATTTATTCCGCTGGATGACGGTGCCCGGAAACTCAAACACCCGAACGGCGAGAGGCCGATGTATCTGCCGAATACCGATGCGGCTGGTAATGAGATTCCTCATACGTTCCAGTCCGTTCGTAACGCCCTGAACGCTTGTCTCACATTGGACTGCGAAACAGTCGTGATTGATACGGCGACCTTGTTGGAATACCTGGCCGAACAGCACGTCTTGACCACAATACCGGCAGCCCAGGGGGCCAAGGCCATGAACATCGAATCGTATGGATACGGTAAGGGGTATAAACATATCTACGATACGATGCGTTTACCACTTCTTGATTGTGACCGGCTGGTGGCTATGGGTAAGAACGTGATATTTATTGCCCAAGGGACCAATAATCGAATATCGAATCCGGGCGGCCTTGACTACCTGTGTGACGGTCCCCGCCTCTATAACGGCAAGCCGTCAGTGCTATCTATGTATTGTGAATGGGCCGACCACCTGCTCCGCGTGGCGTATGAACAGGTCTCGGCGACCAAGGAAAAAAAGGCCACGGGGACGACGACCCGCGTAATTTACACGAAACCCGAAGTATATTTTATGGCAAAGTCCAGAACGGTAAATGAGAATCCGGTATCGTTCGCCACGCCGGCAGATGATAGTATCTGGCAGTTTGTGTTTAAGAAAGGACAGTAAAATGCCGAGGTATAATGTATCGTATGTAGAAAAAGATTGGGTAAGTATTATAGTGGATGCCGACACCGAGGAGCAGGCTAAGGTAAAAGCCAGAAAGAAACTCGACGCCGTGTATGACAAATCAGGGATTGATGTAAATGATTGCAAGACAGAATTTGTAGGAATAACCAACGAGGACGCGTTGGATTTCCTGAACGATTAGTTAATAAATTAACCGCGGTTATTAACAATTTTTTGAAAGGGGTAACAGTATGTTAATCAGTCAAGCAGGGTATTACAAAGGAACAGTATTAGACGGCGGGGTAGGAGAGTCCAGTGGTGGATTCCCCCAGTGTAACCTCGCTCTCAAGGCCGCCGAGGTCTATGACCCGGAGACCGATTCGTGGCTCCCGGCCAACCCGGAAGCCGATGAAATCAACTACTATGGGGTGTTGATTGACAGCAAGGACCACGAAACGCTAAACGCGAAGCAACTCAAAAAAATAGTAGGATGGGACGGGGCCAGCCTCGTTGAACTTGCGAATCACCCATTCCCCGGAACCCCGATTCAGTTCCGCGTGGAACCCAACACCTACAATGAGAAGACCACATTACAGGTCAGTTGGATTGACGAACCCGGTGCCTCCCCGGTCCGTGGCGTTCGTAAACTCGACGCCGACGGGGTAAAGGCCCTCCAGGCGAAATACGCTGGGGTATTAGCCTCGACTAAGGCCCCGAAGAAGGCCGTATCGGCCCCGGCAGCAGTAGCGGCACCAGCGAAAGCCCCGGTAGCGGCACCCCCCGCTCCGGCGACCGCTCCCCCCAAGCGTGGCCGGCCCGCCGGCAAACCTGTAATTCCCAAGACCAACGTGGGGAAATGCACAGCCGACGAGGCGTGGGCGGCGGTATCGTCGTTGAAGCGCGATAACGTGACCGACGAGGCGTTGACAACTGAATGGACAACAGCGATTCAGACCGTGACCGGCGATATAAATACTGCCGAGGAGAAGATTACGCCGGAGAACTGGTTCCAGATTAAGGAACTGGTGTTGGCGAAGACAGCGAAGGTTTAAGGGTTTTAGTGACCAGCGACCCGGTGGCGATTCTGGGGGTTCGATTCCCCCTCGCTGGTTTTATGATTAAACGGCTTATCTGTTGGCTACTCGGCCACAACTGGGCCTGGCGTATGCGGACCCACCCCAATGGGACCGAGGACACGCGGGATTACTGTAAACGATGTGGCTGGACTGGGGACTGGTATTGATGCTAATATGTGGCGACGCCCTGACAGTGATGAATAAAATGCGTCCCCGTAGCGTGGATTTAGTATTCACCAGTCCGCCCTACGAGGACTGCCGAACTTATGGAATTGGTTTCAATCTCAAGGGTCAGGACTGGGTTGATTGGTGTGTCGCCTGGATTGGTGCGGCGACCCGTGTTTGCCGGGGGTTAGTGGCCGTGGTGGTTGCAGGGAAAACAAGGAATTATAAATGGTCCGCGACCCCGGCGTTACTGATGGCCGACCTGCACAGGGCGGGGTTTAATTTACGATGCCCGCCTATTTATTCACGTAATGGTATTCCTGGTTCCGGGGGAACAGATTGGTTACGAAACGACTATGAATGGATTGTCTGTGTCTCTCCAAAAGGTAAATTAGTTTGGAGTGATAGCCTCGCTTTGGGGCAACCGTGCAAATACGGCCCAGGGGGGACATTTGGCAACCGCAATAATGATGGAACGCGGGCTAATAACGGGAAACAAAAACTTGAACTCGGCAAACCTTATGTTCCGCCGCCCAAAGCCAATCCTGGGAATATAATTATGAATAAAACTACTACTTCTGGATATAATGAAGACGGTAGTTGTAGAATTATTAAAAAGGAATATACGATACCAAATAAAAGAAATCCGGGTAATCTCATTCATTGTAATAGCGGTGGGGGTAAACTCGGTTCAAAACTCGCCCACGAAAACGAGACTCCTTTCTCCGAGAAACTGGCAGAGTTTTTTATCAGAAGTTTTTGCCCGCCGAACGGCACGGTATTAGACCCGTTCTGCGGGTCAGGCACCGTTCCGGCGGTGGCCATCGCCCACGGTCGCAACTATATAGGAATCGACGTGAGACAGTCCCAGATAGAACTCTCAACCAGACGAATCGCAGAGGCACAGGATAGGTTAAATGCCCGACCTTAAAATATACGACAAATACCTCGACAACGTAAAGCACTACCCTGCCCTCCTCCGGCCCCTGGCCGAGACCCTGGGCGTGAGCATAATGTCCCTCCACGCCTTGGAGGTGGGGTTCGCCCCGGTCAATGAATATGGGATGCAGGCGTGGGTATTCCCCGAACGAGATGAACACGGCGAAATTATTGGTATCCTATATAGAGATATTAGTGGTAAAAAACTTCCAATCAAAGGTTCTAAAAGAGGATTAACTTATGTCAACAAAATCCAAGAAAACTACGAAAAGAAAAACTGGGTGCGAGTGTCAAAAGAGTTCCCCTGTAAACTCTGCGGAAAAGCCGATGGGTGTATGTATCCTGACAATGAATATGACGCCCCCGCAGCCATCGTTTGTGTGCATACTTCAACAGGGTCTATCGGGCCGTTATCACCGAACGCCCCCGGCTATTTACACGTGTTGGACAAGCAACGGAACTCTGCACGGCGTAGTAGTCTATCAGGTTTGTCCCCATCCCCACATCCTGTCCTTGTTGTCGAAGGCGCGAGCGACGTGGCGGCGACTTTCGACCTGGGTTTCGTCGCTGTGGGCAGACCGTCGGCGGAGGGGGGTAAAACCTTTTTGGGTAATTTGGTTCGCGGACGACAAGTGGTTGTGTGTGGGGAGAACGATTCAGGAGCCGGGAAGACCGGGATGGAATCGACGTTTGCGATTTTACGAAAGGTTTGCCCTTTGGTTATTAAGTTACTCCCCCCCGAAGGAATCAAAGACCTGCGAGCCTGGAAACTCGCGGGACTGACCCAATCCCAACTACTCGATTACATAAAAACCACCGGCGATTCAGCCCTCGACCCCACTATATTCGAGGATGACATTGCTTACACCATCGCCGAGGAATGGCTAAAACGTGAAAAAACCAAAAAAGGCAAGTTAAATTTACGTTTATTCCGCAAAGAATTTGTAGAGTTTACTGGTCAGTGTTACGAGGGTATATCTGACGAAAAAATCCACGGCGAACTGTACAGGTTCCTTGCGAGAAAAAAGCATCTTAATAAAGATGGAACGGTTGTCCAATACAAACCTACACGTGCTAAAATTTATGACGTTCGGGATGCCTGCAATGCCTTCTGTCTCGTCGATGCCGACCCCCCGACCTGGCTCTGCTCGGATAAAACTAAACCCAGCCCAAGTCGCCTTATTACGTTCCACAACGGGGTTCTCGACATAGACAAGTATTCAAAAGGTGAGATATGTCTTTATAAACCCTCGCCCGACCTATTCACGTTTACGGTTCTGCCGTATGATTTTAACCAGGAAATAAACTCTACAATATGGATTAAATTTTTGGGGGAAATTTTCAATGGCGACCAGGAAAAAATTAAACTGCTCCAACAGTGGTTCGGATATAACTGTGTGCCAGATATGTCCTACGAAAAACTCATGCTGTTTACAGGGTGTCCTCGGTCCGGTAAATCTACGACGCTTGAAACGCTGCAAGCTATGCTTGGAGACCGTAATTGTTGTGAAACTTCTTTCCAGGCTCTCGCGGGTGCGTTTGGTTATCAGCCGCTTATCGGAAAACTATCCGCAATTATCGGCGATGCTAAATCCCCCCGTGCCGGTGAGGCAGAAGCGGTCCTCGAAAAAGTCCTCCATATCACAGGCGGGGATGCGGTCAGCGTAAACCGTAAAAATATGAACGCCCTCCCCCTGATACGCCTGTTCTGCCGGTTCACCATTGCAATGAACGACCTCCCCGCCTTCACCGACCATAGCCGGGCCTTGGAATACCGCACGAATATGCTCACGTTTGAGAACTCGTACGTCGGTCACGAAGACCGGGGCCTCAAGGCCAGACTGAGGAACGAAGCGGCGACCGGGGGAATAATTAACTGGGCCTTGGAAGGGTTAAAATCATTGTATCAATCAAATAATTTCTCACTACCGCAATCATCGGAAAAAGCATTACAGACGTTCAGAGAATTGGTATCGCCGTGTCAAGTATTCGTCGAACAGTGTATCACAAAACACGAGGGGTTGTTTGAATCAACTGATTTCTTATATGAATTATGGCGGTGGTGGTGCAAACGAGAGGGCCGTAACGAGGGACTAAAAGCCACATTTATGAGAAGTTTAATAGCGTCGTTACCCGGACTAAAACTGGTCCGGTCGCGCAAGGGTATTAAACAGGAAAAAATTGCCCTCGGTATTCGCGTTAATGACTGGGGGCGGTCTGAGATTTTGAAAGGATAGGGGTATGAGGAAGTATATTAAACGAAGTTGCGACCGTTGGGGGCATGTCGCCCATTATACAGAAACGGCTATAGACCAAGAGACAAAAAATGTAGTCGGTTACTACGGCAAATGCAGCCGTTGTTCTAAACGGATATTTATTGAAACCAATGGCGAATTTGATTCAGGAACATTTACCCATTTGTTGGACATTACTCTACAAGACCTTCCTAAACTAACCGTAGAGGCCTGGGCTGGACAGTATTTTTGATATGAGATTCTCCTCCCGCCAATCCCTATTGGTTTGGTTACGAGACCACGCCCCCACCCCCAGCCTCCGACACGCCCTGGACAGGGCCGAGGTTACAGTCTGGGGTTTATTCGAGGGTGGCTTTATCGTGGAAGTAGGTAAATTTATTTTGGGGGTCAGACCCCATCGGGAAAAGATGGGAGAATGGGTTTGTGGATTCCTGTCAGGGATTCCGTGGAAATCTTATATAGGAGGTTCCACTCCGTTGACCGGGGGGGACCATCCGGCTGAGGCGACTACCCGGAAATCTGCTTCGCCAGCCATACGTGTTTAATAATCTCAACAACAGCATACACGGCATAGGGAATTATTGCCAGGACCAACCCCGACGCCAGGACCCAGAGCCAACGGTCGGTGTGGGCCAGGTGATTATCCAACAGGTCGCGTAGCCCGCCGATACCGTCTAATATAGATTTATGTTCAAGGGCGTTGGTCGCTACATCTTCCTCTCGCATCTGTTCAACCCGAACCATACGTTCTTTCAATGATTCGCTTTTCATAGTTACCGTCCTTCCTGTGGTGGTTTTCCTTCACCTCGTTTTAATGCGTATTCCGACCATATCAACCGGCGGGGGTCTTGAGTGTTTTGCATCCATAGGTCATACGCGCCCTCAAGAGTTCTAACGTCTTGAGCCGATGGATACCCCGTCACGCCACCTATGGTTATGGCAGATTTTTTCAATAGCAATCTGACAGTTTTTGCCTTTTCATCGTCGTCCATTTCGTCCCATTGGGGAAGTTTTTTCGCCTGTTGATATGCCCCTAATAAACCGTCCCACGCGGTAGCAGATATGAACCCATGGTCAAGTCCGGTAAGCAATCGGTTAATAAGTGCGGCTCCAATTATAGTAGGCCCAGCCTCATATATAGCTAAATCCGTTGCTACTTCCTTCCAATCTTTTTGAACATGACCGCGGGATATGGCACCGAGTAACAAACCAGGGATAATTTGGCCAACTGCCACGCGGTATGCAAACTTACCCCATCCAATTTCCCCATGTATTTTTGCTCCGTAAACGTCATATACCCAAGCGTTGCCAAGAGTAGAAGTCTCGCGGGTAAATACGGCCACCTGTTTGGCCAGTTCGCCACCCCTATATAACATAGGTAGGTCTTCTTTGTGCATCAGGGACTGTGTTTTTATAACCGCATTATCGGCGTATTGTGTGGCCTGTTTTTCATCGCCCCTAAACAGTTTATCGAAAGCATAGTCGTGGGTTATCTTCCAGACCAGATTGGCCGTGGTACGGTCTACCGACCCATAGAAATTCATACTTTTGTGGTCGAGACGCCGTTGTAGGGTTTTCTGAATATCTTTTTCCTTGAACAGCCGGCGGACATCCCGACCCTCGGCCCGGTCTTTCATTGCAAGAGACTGATTTTCGACCTCGTTGTTTAGAGTTTTATAGACGTCGATACTGGAAAACAATTTACCAACTTCTTTAGCAGCATACGGTAGATAGCGAGGTTCGTTTGCCATAGCAGTAAAAAACGATAGGGGTTGTTTCATTGTCATCAGGATATTTCTGGCCGCCGCAAACGCTGTTCCCTTGCGCCGGGTCCAGGCGAATAATTTTTCTACCCCATTTTGTATTTGTTTTTCTTCCGCTCCCCCGCGAATTTTGCCTTTTACAAACTCCGTAAGTATTTTACTGCCTTGACCAAACGTGCGGTTATCTAATTCTGTCCGAAATTTGGCGTTGGACATCAGGCCGGACATCCCCTTGGCAAACGGAGCCATCTGAATAAATCTATGAACCCTTGTTGAATTGTTCATCAACAGTCCGATAAGGTCCATATTTACTTTACCAGTCGCGCCCTTTTGACGGGTCATTAACATCCTGCTTTCGGGAGACATAGACCCTCCCGTGGAAACTTCGGCGAGGGCGTCTATGAAGTCAGGATTAGTCTTAGAAGACAGGTATTGTATCGGAAGGTATGGAAATTCCCGTTTTAACTCCGACGGTTTCCATCCGGCACTAAGTGCGGCGTTAAACAACGGGGAAGTGAGAGCGTCCGTGTTCTTAACTGCATAGTCAATAATAGAACGCTCTTGTGGGGTAAGTGATTTTTCTATGGCCACCAATTCAGGTTCTGAAATAAATGATAACATTACTTCCCGTGCGCCAGAGTTCATACCCTGTATGGTTAAATACATCTTTTCAGACGGAGAGTATTTCTCTTTAACCCCCTCTATTTTTTCTGGTATCCATAGTTTTTCCCAGTTCCCCCCCATAGCGGTATTAAGAAAATCAGCCAGATTCTTTTGGTCATCGAGAGCAAATTTTCTCGCCAAGGCAGACTTTTCTGACAACGGCCCCCACACCAAACGCTTCCACGGCCCGTTGGGGTTCTTACTGTCAAGCGCGTCAAAGAACCTGAACGGGGCGCGTTCCAACCCCCATACCCTTTCGCGGACAGTTTTCTTAGCCTCGTATACTATTTTACGCCATAATGAAGGGTGGGGTTCTTGTAACTCTGTAACGTTGGGTTTACTTTTCTGTAGCGCAGAAATCAACTCCTCAGAAATACCAACGGGTTCCGGTCTCTCGGAAAGGTCTATACCGGCCTTCGCGGCCTCGGCCTGCATCCCCTCGACCACCAGCCGGGCCTCTTGCACGTTCATACCTTTCATCGAGGTCTTGCCGGTTACGGATTTATTGAAGTCCATACGTTGGGCATCAGTCCATCCCAGCATATTGGGAATAGAGTGGCCTTGTTTCTTGGCCTGAGTGAGACTCAGTCGCCGTGGGGGTTTGGGCGGTTCCGGCATCCCTGGGGCGACCACGGGTGGGACGGCGGGAGGTTTCTGGGGCGGAAGATATTGATTACGTATTTCCGTTGCCCGCAGAGATTCGGGAGAGCCGGGGGTTAATGGCTTTAATAAATTCTCCGCGGCCAACGCTTCATCAATAGTTACCCATTTGTTTATTGGCGAGGGGGTTACGGTTTCTTGTTTCCCCCCAGTTTCCTGAATAGGAAATTTACCTGTTTCAGGAACGTTCCCAGACGGCCCCGGACCCCGTGGGGGGACTGATACCGCCCCCGTTTCAGGCAGTTTTACGCCTGCCGCCCGTAGGGTTTCTTCAGCCAGCGTACTACCTGTTGGATGGCCTGGAATATCCTGTTTCAGGGTGTATAATTTCATATCAGGAATCCCGTCTTCGGGAGACCCTTCTTGAATACCCTCGAATTTAACATAATCGTTTTCGGGGGGTTTTTCGTTACCTAACGGGGCGGGAGTTTCGGGGGGCTGTGGGGTAACGGGGCGAACTTCGTTTGGTCTCTCTGGCCTTGTCTTGCCAGAAATAACTGCACCCACTCCGGCCTGAGTTAGAATATCTTCGAGTGTCCCGCCGTGTAGGGCCGAGGCCCCGCCCAACGCTACAGCCGACCCACCTCGACGGACGACAGCATTTTCAACCCGACCCAATACTTTAAGGGCCTTCCCCAAAATGGCTCGTTCTATACCGGCCTTGGTCCCGGCCCCAAGGGCTTCGACAGTTCCCTTACCTTCTTCTTTTGCCTGTTCAAAACCTTGGGTGGCGGCTAACGGGATATTACCTTCCCACTGTAATACGCCAGCGGGCAGTTGTCCGATTACCTGTCCGGGTATAGTTGAGACTTTGGACGCCCCTGTTTGTTCATTATATTTATCAAGGCGCGCGGCCAGTTCATCAAATTTACCAGCGTAATCAGTGATTCGTTTAGCATTTTTCCATTCTGGAGATTCGACATCCTGTCCCAACAAGCGACCAGTAAGATTAGCCAATCCTCTGATGGTATGTAATGCCGCGGCGGAACCTTTTAATGACCCACTGGCGAGGGATACTCCAAAGTGTTTTAGGGCGTTTGTCTCGTAATCACTAAGACCAAAACCAAAGTCCCCGCCGGTATCTACGGGTTTAACGGGTTCGGGTTGAATCTGGTCGAACACGTCACCCGCTGGTTGTTCTGGCTGAATTTCGTCAAACACGTCGCCCATTATAGACTATATCCCCTATCTTTTGCTAACTGTCTTGCTTTGTTCTTATCCCCGCCGGCCTCCTGGAGCAAGGCCGCGGCGGTTGCTTTATCCAGCGTCTTGGTCTCTGCCGGGGCATTAACCCCCTGTGCAAACGGCGATACCCGCTTACCTGTAACTTTCTGACCAGCCACCCCCAACAGTTGGCTACCATAGGGCCTGGAGGTCATAAGGTCGGGGTCGTTGGCCAGCAGGTTTTTCCAAACTTTATCAGCCGCGGGTTTGGCGGCCATAACAGCATCCCACTGTATATCAAACGCCTGTTTTTCGCTGGTGTTCATCTGGTCATCGTAACCATAAGTGGCCCGGTTCGTCAGGTATTCCTGTTTCAACTTTTCAGAGTCGTAATAATTCTTTCCCATCCACGGGGCCACATACGCCCGGTCTCTGGACTCAGTGAACTTCTTACCAAACGCTGTCATTTCTCCGGGGGTCATCCGGCCCCTCGGCTCTTGGGCTGGGGGTCTGAACGCCCCGGCCATGTGGGGAGCGGCCAACTTCCACTGGGTCTGTTGACCCAACGCCGGGTCCACAACGCCGGATTCTATGGCCGATTGGATACCATCTAATTGAGTGCGGATATCAGATAGTTTATATTTCTCAGCGTCGTAATCAGCCTGCATACCGGCCAGGATTTTATTATGTTGTTCCGGGGGCAAGTTCTGACTCTGGAGTCTCTTGAACTGTTCTCCGAAACGCTGTTTGAGTGTACCTGCCTGTTGGTCTATAACCCCGAACGGCGATTCCATATTCGCCTGAGCGGCGGTTGCCGGGGCGTTCTCCACGGCCACGGTCTTGGAAAATAAGTCAAGTTTACCACCCGTAGTTGACGGATAATATGTAGAATTACCAACGACTATTTTACCATTGGGGTCAAGAACGTAACCAGGACCGGGGGGGAGGGCCGAGCCGGGGAGGCCGGTATCGGTTGTAAACGCATCTAAAATATCCTGTTGGGCCATATTATGTTCCAACTCTTTCAAGTGTTAAATTGATGTGTTCAACAACTATATTATTCACAAAGGTTTTCCTTTACGCTATCGCTCCAAATTCCTGCAAACGGCTTTCTAATTCTGCCACCCTTGTTTGAAGATTGGCAATCACCTTTAGAACGCTGTTTCCCTCATCTGCAGTAGCGAATCCGTAACCGACAAGTTGAACACTCTGTATCGCGTAATCAGGCGTTCCAGGTTCAATATAAGTAATCGTTGTAAGTTGCGTTGTCAAGGCCGCTGGCTGGTCAACAGGAGTTTTTCCCCAAAGACCGAACAGCTTGGTTGTCGCACTGCATATCTGGATACCGGCATTTATTCCCCCGACAGAATCAAAGAGCCAATTACCCAAACCGCTGATGGTCATTGCGCCATAAACCACATAAGGCGATATTGCGTAATTATGCCTAATACTACCGTCCGATTTGATTACAAGATATTCCCATCGAGTAGATTCTGGTGTGCCACCTGTTCCTGTAACAAAGGCGATTCTTTGAGGAACAACCCCTGAACTAACTGCACCATCGCAGTAAAAATTGATACCAGCACTATTTCTAAAGGCAGCACCGTCATATCCACCGCAGTTGAAAAATCCCAAACGGTCATTTTCTATGACCGCGTATTTGGTTGTCTGTGTTCCTCTTGACCTATGGAATACAAGAGCAGGTGCAGTAGTCGCAACAGGGGGAATTTCACCGCCGCCGCTGTTTCCTTTGTGAACACAACCAATAAAGTATATGGCTGCGTCTTTCCATTGCCCGAACCCACACGTTGCCGCCGTGAAATCGGCATCGGCGTTTGTCCCCCCCAACAGAACCAGATTTGTTCCGTTATACTGAAATTTGTCATTGTCAACTAAAAGTCCTGATGTTGAGGCGTAAGTAATTCTTCCAGACGTTAAACCGCTGTCTTTAATTTGTGCGGCAACGAGATTCGTTCCGTCAAACGTCAGATTAGCCGAATACAGGAAATCCGTTCCGGCGACGTTCATATAGGGAATCTTAGTAGTCGTGCCGAAAGACAGGGGGACGGCAACCGAGGCCCACGACAACACACCCGCCGTTGTGCATTGCAGGAATTGACTGACGGAGGGGGGCATAGCAGTCGGCAGGGTATAAGTTGCGTTCGCTGTTTGCGTTCCTGCGGTGAATAGCGTCGAGTAATTATTTGCACCGGCAGACCATAGTTTTAATGTTCCCGCTGTGTTGGTCGCGGCATCTACACCAGAGATTAGACCTGTGAACGACGGGGTATCAGCCACACCGAGTCCAAGTGAAGTTCTGGCAGTTGCAACCACAAGGTCAGTAGCACCGCCATCCCATTTTAATCGGTCGGCGTAAGCAGTATCCCAGTTTGCCGAGTTGTCCGTTATCGCGGACACCACGCCCGTCGTGCCTTTGAGGAGGCCGGAAAGAGATTGAATACGAGTAGAACCATTACAGTAGATTACTCCGCTTCCTCCAGCACCTGCTGGAATTATAAGGTTTATATCACCGGATACTCCCCCCGTTTGGTTATTATCTCCGCTTTGAATTGATACGTTGCCACCTACGGCAACATCAAGATTTGAATCACCAGCCGTAAAGTTCAAATCGCAGCCGCCAGGTATGGTCGAACAAGTTATAGAAAATGACGCTTGGGGATTAACGGTTATGCCAGACGAATCAGCAATAATCTGGCCGCTACCTATAATCCATCTCTTTGCGGTAATATCGGCATACGCTGTATCCGATATATTTCTGGATTCCAGACCCTCACCACCGCTTCCCTTTAGCAAAACATCGCTTGTTAAATTCAGAGATGCAAACGTCGGACTCGCCCCCGTATGAATGTCCTGCGGCAAACTCAAAGTTATTGTCCCATCAGTGTCATCTGTAACCGTAACTTGGTTCGACGTTCCCGCAATCCAACTGGCCAAGTTACTGACAGACGTTAATGCCCCCGCTGTACCGCCGTATATCAATCTATCCGGGGTTAGACCCGCCAACACTCCTGCGAACACGGGGTCAACTTCCTCGGAAATCAAACTGCCAAGACCTGAATACTCCGTAGAAGTTAGATGATAATACTCGTCAGTAGTTCCACCCTGTATATTACCCAGGGAATTATGGTCTGCGTCCCCAGATAATACTCCCGCGGTCGCCTGTAATATACCGGACAACCCGGTCAGGGTCAATCCCGCGAACGTGGGAGAACTGGTTGGCCCCATAGTCTGGCCCACAACGCGACCTGTCAGGTCGTTAATTATTCGTTCGAGACCTATCCAATCGCCTGCTACCACTTGATATGTTTGTAAACTCATTTTACCAAGTCCCTCCCATCTGGAACCCGTAATTAGGTTGATTATATCCTTGGGAATCTGGCGAAGAGTTGGGGGTAGTTTGCCCCCAAGAAGTGTCCCATGGCGACATATATTGTTTCTGTGGTTTTTTCTGGCCAGCCAACGAAACGGCGGCATTCATGTCGGCTATGGCCCCCTGTTTGGCCAATGCCTCCTTCTGCATCCGTTCCTGGGAGTTCATTCCGGCATATTGGCCATACATCTGGGACAGGGCCTGCATCGCCTGGGCCAGGAAATTGGTCCGGGTATCCTCTACACCAAGTTTGGCCTTAGCAGTATCGCCCGCTATTCGGGCACCCGTGGACGCGGCCAAGGACCCGCTACTCATTCCACTGGCTACTGCGTCGGACGCGGCCTTGGCCTGGGCTTGGTTGGCCTGGGTATCGATTATGGCGTTCTGTCCGGCCCCATATCCTCCACCCTGTCTGAACAGATTTATCATATCTTGTAGAGTTTGTTTAGCGGGATTAAAATACGAGGATAACCCCCCTGAACTCCCGCCCAAAGAGCGCCCCCATTTTTCGAGGTCTTCTTGTGTCGTCATTATTTTACCCGTCCAATCTCCGAAATATCGGCATCAACTTTTTCTATACTAAAACTTGAATCTACTGTGTTATTGGATATTACAACTGCCACGGCCCCGTCCAATAATTTCTGGCGGAGTGACGGCAACAATGAGTCCAGCGTAAATGTTTTAAATGTTTTGGGGGCGATTCCAGATTTCAATTCGTCTATAAGTTTAGCCGCCGTTATCGCTGAATATAATCCTATAGAAAGGTGGTCGGTATCAATTCCAGTTCTAACCGACAATTCATTTAATTTTACCTTACCCCTCGTCCCCTGGGCCGCCACCGGACCCAGTGTTACGTAACTGTCGATGGCCACGTCTGAATCATCGGCGGCCACGTCGGACTTAGTGGCTTCATCATACCGGCGTATGTACCCATCGTAACCGCCAACCAAACAAGTTCGTTCGGAGGCGATTCTGGAGTCAAAATAAAATGATGACGCCGGCAACTGGCCTCCCTGATATTTTTCGGGGAATATGCCGCCAGTGCGTAAATCGAGCCACAACGCCGTATGCCACGCACCGTCTTTCTGGCTTATGGTTATTTGTATCCCGTAACGGTCTTTATCGTATACCATCGCAATCCGGTCGGTCCCCCGGTTCGTGGCCATCGAGGCCAACAATTTGGGAACCCGGTCCTTAGTCACGTTGGTGGCGGGCAAACTGTTTAATAATGATTCATAAGATATAGTATAAATCCCATCATTGCCTACAAAATACAGATTGTATTTGTCATCCCAACAATATGACGTGGAACTGAATATGCCGGTGTTGTCTGTTAGAATAGTAAAGAATCCATTGCGCAGGGGGTCGGACCGCAACAGATACATTTTATTGACGCAACCAAAAATCACAAAAAGGTCTTTATTAGGTATAATTGCTACAATCTGGTCCCCCACCAACCCGGCCTTCTCTGCGGCTTGACTATCACAGGCACTGGCCACGTCATCTGTGACCAATGCTAAATCAAGTGGGTCGTTTATCCGGGTAGCAAACCATTGGTGTGGATGGAACTTACTATTCATAAAAATACGTCCAAACGCCAGGGCCATTATATCTGACCCGCCATCGGGAAACGTACCAGCGGTTAGGGTCCAGTTGAGCCAGTGGGGCGGATAAACGGGAGCAGCAGTAGGTGCCAGAGTTGCAGGAACGTCCCCAACTGTTCCAGTTATCGTAGTATCGATAACAAATGGCACCTCGGTAGTCCGGTATATCAGATTCCAAGTTTCGTCGCCGCCCGTCCCCTGGCCTGTTAGGGTCTCGTAAAATATCCCCTCGGCTATAACCTCTGGGTCCCCACCCTGATTTTGGGTAACTGTTTCGCCCTGGGTAAACGCCCCATCCGGTGTACCTACCAATCGGTCGTTAATAAAATCCAACTTGTGATAACCTGAGTCGTGTATATCTAACAACTCACCACTGGCGTCATATCGTGGCCGTCCATCAGCAAAATAGACCCGTTGATACGCGCTACAGGCCGCTATCTGCCCACTCGCGTCCAAGTCGCCCGCTGTGAATCCGTGGGTATCATCTAACAGTGTTAGGGTCGGCATTGGTCTTGCTTTCCTTTGCTTTGCGAGTGAGATACCTGTGTATTTGCCTCGTCATTTTCTGAACCCAGTTTTCCTGTTCAACAGGGACTGTTGGTGGTGGTTTGGGTTTTTCCGGGGGGGTGTTAGCCTCGGCCACTTTAACTGATTCCGCATAACCCATACTTGGTTTCTTCATTTTTGCCTTTACAATATCTTCTGCCGCACCCATACTATGTCTCCTTAAAATAAATTATCCCAAGTCCGTCGGCATCGTATCCGACGGCAATTAACGTATTATTATGCAGGGTATCGTCGTCGGCTATACCGGCGGGCCGGGTCGGGGGCCACTGGATAGGGGCTTTCAAACAATTTTCCACAACCAAACTAACGCTAAGCAAGGCACTAACTATTAACACACTCTCGTCGTAATCAATACCCGATGGAGTGTATGTTTGTATAGTCAAAACAACTGAACCCGTTCCTGAAACTATTGGCGTATCTTCATCATAAGCACTTGCTTCTGCGTCGTAGGTTTCAAATAAACAATCCTGATTTGTTCCTACCGACCAGGAATTTCCAGAGGTTGTGGAGGCATATAAATCTCCTCCGGTATATACTCCAGTAACATCATATCGCCAATAAGCAGAAGTTGTAGTTGGTGCTCCTGTTGCTTTACAAACAACAGCATATTTTATTCCAGATGTCAATGCCACAGGAGAAGAAAAGATTATTTCTCTCCATTCATAAGGGGAACCCGTTGGTAAAGTAGAACCATCTGTTGTTCCTGATGCTATTTCAGCAGAAGGATTATCGTCCACTGGAGCACCACCAGTGGTAGGAATTATTTCTACTGTTATAGTTCCTGGATTATTTGTAGCATGTCTAAGTAATAATAATTTAACTTTAGTTATTGTATAGTTGGAATTCGCAGTAAATACCTGGGCCACCCATCTCGTAGAACCAAACGATAGGTTACCTGTATCCCCAGTGTTATAAGAATCTTGTAGGACCATTATCCAGCCAAATCTATTTCTATTGCTACGTCCAAAGTATCACCATTTGCTAATGTACGGGTTTCTGATAATGGGGCCGATGCCACAAGTTTTCCGGTCTCGTCGACAGTAGTCGCCAAGAATACGGTATTGGCTCCGGTCCAATCCCCGCCTGCTTCAAAAGTAACGGTCTTAGTGGTAGTTTTCCTGTCTCCGGTTCCTGTGGTTGCTGATGTAAAATCAACATCATCGCTGGCCACGGTTTGTCTGGCATACCCCGTTCCGGTAACTTCTGTTAAATCTCCAAGACCAACCCCTTCGGCGAGCGAAGCGTCTGTGCATAAACCCACATAAAAATTAACGGGAACAGATTGTTCCTCTGAAAAAACCACCTCAAGCAAAAACTGTAGGCCCTCTGTGTGTAGTTCCGCGGCCATTATACGCCTCCATAATAAATTTCGCCTTCTTCTCCGATGGCGATGAATTGTTGTCTATATCTTCCCCCGCCCCTGGCAGTGGGAGTCCACACACTATTTTCTTCGTCCCAACCGAGGTCGGGGTCATAATCCAGGGGGCGGTCGGGGACCAGGGAATCGGGGATGAAATAACTGGGGGACGGGATGCCCACCATTATATCGTAACTGTCTGTGACGGTCCAAATTATTGTTTCGCCTTCTAACACATAAGACGCATACAATAATGTATAAGTTCCTGGTGCTATATCAGTTGGGATAGTAAATGTAAGTCTCCACCACACTATAGTATCCGGTGGGGGATTAACGGGTTGCTCTAAAGAAATATTGTCAAAAGTACTGCCAGTGATGGATACAGGATTATCTCTGTCCACTAAAAACAACCAATCTCCAGTTAAATTACCATCAGAAGTTTCATATAAACCCCTACCATTGCTTTCCGTATCAGCAAAATCGTTAAATTCAAAACTATACGTTCCACCCGGTGCCCAAGTACCATCGGTCTCTGTAGTAAAATTTCTCAGCCATTCGGGCAACGCCATCTTACACCACCGGAGGGATAAAAGTCGTGGCAATTTGTGTCATAAGTATCACAGGTCGGGCACCCCCCACCTGTGTCTCATACGCCTTAATGACCCCCGGACGTTGACCCCCCCGGATACGTTCGTCTTCTACGTCAAATGGGCGGACATTCTGCAACAGGGGGCTGGTAGTCAGCGGCTGTTTCTCCGCCGCCAGTCCTTCATGTAGTCCGTGTATGGGGAATGAAAGTTCCGTATATCACCTCTAAAATGGGGTCGGCCAAGGGGTCAGGCCGACCCCCTACTATATCCCGCTTGTAGCGGGCGATTATTTAAGCTGCGGTAACGGTCTTAAAACTACAAGACGTGGCCGACCCCTCATTCACATACAACATTGTGTTATCGCCGCCGTCAACATGCAAGAATAAACACGCCGGGGAATATCCTGCCGTACCGTCCACGGGCATCGTTAGGCCATAGGCCAATAAGATACCGTTCTCGGTAGTAAAAATTGCTCGTGCCGTTGCGGTTCCAGCCGGGGCCGGAATCATATTTTCTGCCTCATATCCAAATTCGCCCATTATTGCACCTTTCCTAAAAATGTAAAGTTTCTTGGTCTTGGTATTGGTTTTGCCTTTATTACCGCGTGTAAATTAGTGCGGCCATCGGCTTTCCACGCTTGGGGTAAATCTTTTTGTAAATACTCCTCAACGTGTCCGGCCTGTATATTCTCGAACTTCTGTTCGGCTTTGGCCATACACGCTGATAAAACGGCCTGGTCAAACTTCTGACCCGCCGGGTGGAGGTTGTTGGGGGGTTCCACGATATAAACGCTGGTGGTGTCGGGGTCTGTGGCAAACCATGTTGAGTCTGTAAACGTGAACGACCCCGTGGCTGCTACATAACTATCAACTAACGCCGATTGAGTTTTACCAGTGCCAGAGATTATACTTAACCCCCAGCCATTAAAATAATCATCGGCCTCGTCCCTTGTGGAATCAGCCAAAATATAACTACCAACCGTAACGCCGGTAGCCACGCCGGACTCAATATCCAACTTATTAAACGTCAGCGTATACGGAAACTCAATTATCGCGTCGTCCACCGGGTCAGGATAGACCAATAGTTCAAATCGGCGTTTCGGAGAAAGGCCAGATTTTGGTTCGTATTGTCGTATAGCAAGTAAATACGCGTCACCTGTCGAAACCGACATCTGCCGGAGCCGGCGTATGTCAGATTCTGTTACCCAACGTAATTCGCCACAGTTCGATGAATTTTTCTGGTACGACGGAACCCCGTTGACCTCGCCGCCGAAATACTCTGGAAGGGGATACCTACCAACGTCCCCGGCAATAGTCTCATATTTCGTAATCACAAATGTATCGGTCGCCGCCGGGGTCGTCCCGCCGGGGTTCCCGTTGTCTGTGAGCCACGCGGCCACGGTTATTACTCCAGTGGTGACGGTATAGGTAGCGACTTGTGCATAACTTCCAGCACCAGTACCAGTTAGAATATAAACCCAATATCCGTTTATTTCATCATCAACGGTATAAGTATCGGCAAGAGTTAAATCGGTTATGCTCGTCTCTTCAGCAGCAGTAGCCACCCCCTCGACCGCCGGCCCACAGGTAGATACCGACAGGATTCGTTTCCGCCACTGCCAACCCTGTGGCGGGGAGTCGGAAATAAATGACCGTATCCCATCGTTTATTACGTCCTTGATGTCTTGGAGGTCGTCCTTGTCGATGGGTAACATCGAACGGGCCGCCCCATCAGTACCGCGGTAGGCCGTCCCGGCCTCCTTGGCTATCTTGGTACACAGTTCTTGCATCGTTAAGGCAGATGTCGGTTCGGACATATTATTTCTCCGCCGGTAGTTTTTCCTTGGATATTATATCCAGTTCTTTCACGGCCTCAAGACCCTCGGCACAACACTTCTGGACCAACTGGAGGTCTTGAGTCAGTTGGATATGGCCATTACGAGGCATATTCACACTCGATATTACCTGGTCAATTCTGGCCAACGCTTCCTGTACTTGTTTCTGCTCCATAATTTTACCCCTTAAATTAAACAATAAAGTTTTATGATGGCAAAACCCGTGCCGGGGTCTCCGGCACGGGATACTGTTTACTAACTACATAACTTGAACAACGGACCATTGCCCGCTGCTGTACCGGCCACAGTGTGACCAGCATACTGAGACGTATCATTTGTAGCAGTTGTTACCGCCAATGCCGTGTTCGCCGATTCGAGTGAACCGTCGTGTCTCCAGAAGCAACCCATACCACCACGGGCACCAACCCCACTCTGGGGGGCAAGCCAACACATTCCATCATCTTGACACCAGAAATATGTGCTTGCCGCGGCCACAGGAACGGCAGGACGACCGGCCTTGGCCAGTATAGTAGACGTTCCAGTACGCAATCCTGAATATGGATTGGCAAATACTTCTACCTTAGATGAGGTAGTAATAGCCTGCGAAACGCCGGCCTCAAGATAAATTACCAAGGCTGCGTTTTCTGCCGAGACATCGTTACCTACAACTTGCAGAAAATCAACATTATTGTTAGTGCCATTATAAACAATGGCATATCCGCCCTGCAATTCATCTAAGACTAAAGCCGAATGAGTGGCAGCAGGTATTTCTACCACTTGAGTACCCACCAAACCTCCACCACTTTGGGCGGTGGATAAAGTTGTAATGGCCACAACACCAGTGTCCGTAAACTCACAACCTTGACCGGAAATACATGCAGCACTGGATTTTGAGTATACAAACGAACGGCCATCGGGCGTGGTAACTCGGTCGCCTAAGAATCTGGCGGAGTCCTTGACCAACGAAGTCCTGAACAAAAAGGCCCACGGGGCCAAATCCATATTCTGGACGGTCCCGATTGTGCCAAAGTTTATCGTTCTGTTAATTGTTCTACTCATACTAATATCTCCTTACATTAACGGGGGTTAGGACGCTTTGTGCAATACGAATCCGCAACGTCTCATATTTTCGACCAGGATGTTGTGTGCCCCGTCGATGTTCATACCAAATGCGGTATGCTGCAATGGCTTTAGACTCGTTGGCGGGTCTACCTTCTGCCAATAACCATCATGTACGAAGGGTTTGAAATACGCCAAGTCCATGAAATACACAGGCGAATAGGCAATCGGGGTGCCGTCGGACTGGTCAAGGGTGTCAAGGGGTATAATCGGTATCTTGTTGACCTTTACCAAGCCATCATCGACCACCAACATTCCGCCTAACACTTCCTTCGCCGTGGAAACATGTGCGTCGTCTTTCTTGTCAACCAGTTCCATCAAACTCAGAACAATGTCCGTGGGGGCAACGGCCCGCAGTTTGGATGCGCGTTCCTTGATGAGCGGACTCTTGAGGAACACGGGGTACTTGACCTTGGTCTTAATCAACGCTTTACGCATGGACTTCAACATGGCGTTGTTCACATCGGTGTAAAGACCGCACCAATTACGCCATTTTTCCTCGGTCGCTGCATCAATACCGGCACAAACTGTACTCCATGTGCCGTCACCAAACTTCACGGCCTTACCATTCCAGGCACCGGCACTGGTGTTAATTGTGTCAGCCGCGGCGGTTCTAAATCGGAGATAATACGGCAGGGTGTACGGAGTCGATTTATCCGTGGCACTGTTCGGGGCCGTAATCATCGTTTCCTCAATCAGGTCCGCGAGGTCAATATACATCTGGTCCCGGCGGGTCTGGACAAGGTTAATGAACCCCTTCTTGGAGTTCTTCTGTTGAACAATTTCCCACTCATCCCACGTGGCACTGGCCGTTAATTTCGCCCAATGCACGTCGATATTGTGGATGTCGTCTTTGAACTTGTATTCGTCTGTCTCGAACACGCCGCAATATCTGGCTGTACCCGCGGTATCGAACTCAACTTTACGAACGATACTCGTACCTCCGTCTATTGAAACAGCGTCGTCTGCAAACATCGAACACCAGAAATACTCGTTATGGTCTAACACATACTGTATTTCCTGGTTAGGAAGGTCCGCAAGAGTAGTCTCAAGCAAACCCTCCAAATCCTCTGGTCTGTAACTCATAAGTTTTTAACTCCTAATTGAATACTTTAGCCAAGTTCTTACCAGCGTTTTCTTCGGCCTTCTGGCGCGTCTTCACTCCAGCGACCGGGACGGTCTTGGAACTGGACGGGGCCAGGGTAAGGCCGGCCTGACGCTTGGTAGCCTCAACTTTAATCTTCGTTCTGATTACTTGCTCTCGCACATCTGTTGTAACAAGCAAATGGGCGCGGTCGAAAACCTCCTCTAAGTCAGGTTTCAACCCTTGGGCTTCCATACCTATTTTGATGAGATTCGCTTCCTGCATAACCTTCCAACGGTTCTTTAACTGGTTAGGTGTAAGGCTATTATCCCAACTCCGATTCTCTTTGGGAATTGGTTGGCCCTCGGAATCTACGGACGTATCGCCGTAAAACTGTTTCAGGGCTTTTACATCCGGTCTCAAGAAAAATCCATCAATCTGTTGTGAGATTGCGGCGTTTTCCTGTTCCCTCGCAACCTGGGTCTGGCGGGTCGCCTCGGATTCCGTAAAGGATTCCGCGACGGGTCGGGCGGCCAACTGGGCGGCCATCGCCTCATTATTCGCCTGCATCGCCTCTATCACCCCAACTATCGGGTCGCCCTCGTATTCTTTACGTAGGGTCTCAATATCCACCTTCTTTAATTCCGGTTTAACTACCGGAACGGACGGAGCGGCAGACGGAGGAACGACCAATTTCTTGCCGGCGTCAGAGAATTTCTTGGAGAGATTATTCTCATCGCGTAACATCTTAGCGAAGGTTTTCTTCGCCAAGGCAGGGTCAGTATCCTTGAGTTTTTTAATATCCTCATCAGAATACTCATAGTGCTTTGCCGCCCTGATTTCGGCGTCCGTAATCTTCGTTGACTCATCTGCCGGGGTTTCCACTGGGGCAGGAACATCTGCCGGAACGTCCGCGGGTTTCTCTGCCGACTCAACTGGAGCCGGGGTAGGTACTTCCGTTGCGGGTTCTGGGGTAGGCGTTGCCTCTGTCGCCGGGGTTTCCTCCGGGGTAGGTTCGTCTCCGAAAACTTTTTCCAGTCTTACTTCTGCGTTATTTTCAGCTTGTTCGGTCTTTAACATTCTATCGGCTTGAACATCAATCGCTGATTCCTCGGCGGTTAATTTATTCGAGTCTGTTACTTCTGATTTTATTTCTGGTTCTGGCATAATTCGTTTCCCCTATAATTAAAGTTTATTTCTTCTTTCCGGCGGCGGCCATCGCCTGCATCTTGGCATTTCCATATTTTTTACGGCCTATTGCGGCGGCCACTGCCCCAGGGTCAGATGCCCCTGATAAACGGGCCGATTTCTCAACTGCGGCAAATCTCGAACCTTCGCCCAACGGTTTTCCTTTAGTTGCTTTCATACTGGCCAGTCTCGCGGCCCTTCGTTCTTTCTTACTCGACATGATTAACGTCTCCTTTGTTCTTTCTTGTCCATCCCGAAGTGATGGGAATATCGTTCCTGTTCTTTAACACTATGAAATGCCACCCTGCCATCAGGGAGGACATCAACATTTGGCCATTGTTTTCTATGTTCCTCTGCCTGTTCCGGTATAATTCCTAACGATTCCGAAACGTGGTAGTAATCGCCGGCGTTGGTAGGTTCGCCGTATTTGCGATGAAGGGTCCCACCGCAATCACAAGGTCGGCGGTCATCGGACCAGCGGGTACATTCTTTCTGGCATATATTACACACCATTGAACGCAGGGTCTTTTTCTCGTACATTACACAACCCCCTGATTTATCGACTGGCCAATTGCCGCCGCGGCCTGCGGGGTTTGGTTAACCTCTTGGGTCTGGGTTAACACGGACCTGTTCATCGGTGCCCCGCCATTCTGTTGTATCCCGGCCTGGGTGTTCGGCGATTTCGCCTTTCCTGGGTTCTGGGGGCCAAGGGCCAGCATAATTTTTAATTTATTTTGGAACTCAGGGTCCACCAACAATTCTTCAACCCAGTCGCCAATACCCCATTCAATGGCAATCTGAGTATAGTACTTGTTCAAATTAAACGGTTGACCAATCGCCATTAAGGTCTGAGCCGTGGTGGCCCCAGCCGGGATTACGTTGGTACAAAATTCAAGTATCCGTTTGGACCTAACCATCGGGTCCATTTTAGTCATAGACCTTGATTTAATCGTAAATACAAAATCAAGGAAATCGCCCATACGAAGTTCTGGGGTAAGGACCAACTGTTTTTCCTCACCGCCTGTCACACGTTTGGTCATTGGTAACTGAATAAACGGGTCAGTATGTAGATACCAGGCCATCTTACGCACAATCTCACTGGCGGCGTCGTAGGTGATGTCCTGCATATCATTGATGCCAACACTCATATTTCCCTGTAGGGCCATCGTCTTGGTTGCGGTCTCGTCACCCTCGTTTCCAGTTGTGCCGCCCTGCATCTGAGTGGGATTGCCGGCCATCATATTATACCACATAAATATGGCGTTCAAAGCGGCGTCATTCTTGGGATTCTGGCCGCCAAACGAAACCACATTAACCCCCTTGGGGTCAGTGGTCGGAATCCAGTCGCCGGTCTGGGCTTCTTTAATATCCTCTACCTCGGAGGCCATTGCGGGATTAAATAACCCTACGTCTTTCTGTTGTTCAATCTGGTCAATCTCTTTCTTCATTATACGATTGGCGATGCAAGCCAAATCATACCAGATACTAACCGGGGCCACCGGGAACGGATTACCCTCGACCGGGGGAGAATAGGATAAGAACGTATATGGCCCTTCCTTCGGACCATTAAATTCACTAATCTTTATAAATCTATCCTTGAGTGCCTGGCGGGGGTCGCCCATCAGGACTATCTGTTGGGTTTCCGGGACATACATCTGGACTACATCAACCTCATCCTGTAATTTGGTCATCGCGTCCTTGGCCTCTTTACTGCGGGTCATATCAGACAGTGGATTCTGATAATTTGACCCGGACGACGGCAGACCGACGATTAAATCGTGGTCCATTCCATCGGCGTCGAGTAACCACTGTCGAGGAATAGTTACCATATCAAACAAACATCTGGCCTCGTCGATATTGGTACAGGTAGGGTCGAACCCGAAATTATCAAGCATAACACAACGGGTATAAACTTGACCGTTGTCAATATAAACGTCGTCAATTTGTAACAATTCGCCACTGGCTTTTAATCCAGTTCGTGTAATGCCCCACGCAAATAAGGCATTCGTGACCCACGCCCGCAAGGTCTGTTTTAATTTAATCTGCCGGGCCGTGGTGTCAAGACCCATACCCAACAATTCAGCGTATTGTTTATGTTCGACGTAGGGTGTCGTGACCAACGTAATTGGTGACTGGGCCACAAGATTCGGAACATAACTCCGAATAGTATTGAATACCAAATTCAGGGGTTCGTCGCCTTCGAGTCCTTTTTCTTCCCTGTAATACTGGCCAACATAGGACTTGAAGAATAGAGCGCGGGCCTTGCAGAATCTGTCCATTCTATCGAAACCGAGTTTCACGATATTCTGGATTTTCAAAGGGTCAACTACTTCGCTGGGCATATTAACCTACACTCGCCATAGTAAAATCAAATTTTCGCCTGCCGCCGCGGGTCCGTTCCTTGGCCTTTTTAAGGACCTGTTGGAAACGATATTCACAGGAATTAACCGGAACTTTCCTCTGGTCAGATTTACCCTGCGGCATATCTTTGTCTTCCAGCGTTAGAGCCGCGGCTATCACCCGGTCGCCGTGGGTCTTTTTCGCATATTGACTCTCACACATCAAATCCGCGGGACCCACGCCGCCGGTCGAATAATGAATATAAGTCAACGCTTCCTCAAGACAAACCTTGGAGCGACATACATATCCGCCGTGGGCCAATACCGCGTCGAGAGACATTAACATCAATTCTTTACTCTGTCGACTGGTATGGGCACCATAGGTCTGGGTCTTTCGGTCTACCGTTTTTCCAACCGTTTCGGCCCGATAATAATATGGGTAAAAATACTTCTTTACAATTATGCGGCCAAGGTCCCAACCGGGACCGTTGCTCTCCCATTTCAGATACGGTTTCTTCCACGGTTTTGGACCGCCAAACCACAGGGCAATCGCTATTACTATCTGGGCAAACTCATACGACGGATAGTTCGCGTCGGCCCATTCCCCAACCTGTTCCCCGGTTTCCTTACATTTTATTGACATTACCGAGTTCGAGGCCCCCTGACCCTTGCCGGTATCAATGCCAATTATATAACTCAACTTCTGGTCCGGCCTCATCTGGCCAGTGGGGTCCGGTTTCAGGTCACACCACAGTTTCAACGGCCCGTTTGTTATCTCCCGTATCGAGTATAATTCCTTGAAATTTGTCGCCGTCTGTTTTATAATCGCCGCCACCGTATTATACCCAAACCACTCATTAAACCGCACGTCCATCGTGTGCTTGGGGGGCCGGGCATACAGGGCCGCGTGGTTCTCTATATTATTCTGGATAAAAAACGCTGTACCCGGTTCGATGTCAACGCGGTCAACTTCGGCGGCCATATATTTAGGCCCCCGGAGTTCTTCCTCTTTGTTATACCAAGGACTGCGAATCCTGAATTTCTTGTCTTTTTCCTCTACGTATCGGCCTGCGCCTTTTTCTGGATGCTCGTGCCACGGCATAACGAATACTTTAATCTGACCGCTTTTCTTCCAGATATTATATTCGCTCCCGGCCACCGCCGTAGAGTTCACGATACGAACCAATGCAGCGTCACGTGACGCCGACCGCATCTGCGCCCCATTCTGAACCGCGCCAAATTCATCAAGCAAACAGATTAACCGGCGGTCGCCCCTGGCCGCGTGTTTTGTGGTAGATTCGCCATCTAACACGCTGCCCGTTATCGGATTCTCCCAGTGCATGTGAGTCCGGTTTTTCTGACCAAGAAAACAGTCGGGGGGTCTCATCCATAGGGGCAACCATTCGTTAATTCGGTCGTGTTTTTGAAACAGAGCCTTTTGATTCCCCGATTTATCTACATATTCTTCATTACGCGACATTTCGAGCAACATAGCCTCGTCGCGGAATAGCATCAGATGATGCAGAAAGAATACGCTGCACCAAGACGCACCCATATCTCTTGACTTGTCAATTAAAATATCAGTACCAGTTGCCAAACAATTATCAAAGGCCGCAAACAGTTCATCCTGGATAGGCCAAGTCACCATTGGTAGGTCCGGGTTTTCAACCGGCATACGTGACCCGTCTTCAAGTACCGTCCATTGGACAAACGTCATTCCGAAAGCGTTTACCCAGTATAACAACGATTCCGCACAAGCGGCCAATAAATCCTTCTGATACCCTCCATCGTTCTCGGCCCGGTCAATAAGTTTCATTCGCCATTCGACGTTTTTATCGAGGCATTTCGGGACTCTCAACCCCGTCTTAGGACAAGTCCATGTCTCCTCGCCACTGGGGAAGGGCGTAGAAAGTTCAGGGCGTATAATTAAAGAATTACTACTCATGCCTATCAAGGTATCCAATCATTTTTGCTAACAGTCCCTTTGAATCCTGTGTGAAACCTAAAACTCTATTGCACCTATCACATAAAAGCCCTCTAACGTTGCCAATTTTGTGGTCGTGGTCTACGGCCAGAACGCCGTGTTTTAATCCTGGTATATTGACCCCGCCACATATTGCACACACTCCCTCTTGTAACTTGAATAGTCTGTCAAACCGTTCCTTGGTTATCCCATATTTTCGTTTAAGGGTGTCAAATCTACGTTTCTCCCGTACCCCTGGTTTATCCAAATATATCCTATCGCGGACAGCGTGTTCTTTTTTATGAGTAAGTCTATACTCTCGGCGTCGTTTTTCTGTACACAATTTACACGTACCCGCAAACCCATCCCTGCATCGTTCTTCTTTATAAAACTCGGCGACGGGTTTTTCTATCTTACATTTCCTACACACCTTGTTCGGGTTCCGGCTCATACTCCTCGTTTAATCTGTTACCCACCCCCGAATCGAACTTCCCGGCCCGACGGGCGCGTTCGGGTCCGCCCTCCTGGGCGGCCTGGGCCGGTCGGCCTTCGATGCGGGTGAATACCAGTTCCATAACCTTTCGGTCGGGTGTATATACTCGTTTCTGGACTACTCCATCGGCATCGGTAAATTCCTCTGTCCCGCCGTTGGCCATTAACCAAAGTCGCCTCGATAGTACTTCTGCTTTAGACGCGACATACGGCTGGCCGTCAACGATTATCGTCTCGGTCTCGTTACCAATATCTCGAAGATACTGGGTCAGAAGTTTTCCCGCGGCTACTCGGTCTGTGGATAGGGTCATCCAATCCTCCAATCGTGGGTTCGTCTCGCCGTAGTCTTCCGATGGACAACCCGTTCGGGCAGGCCCTTCGGGGATTGGCCGTGGATATACTCGGCGGCCTTCTGTGGCGATAACCCAGGCAGTTTAATACTGCCGTGGGCCACACCCTCCATCAGGCGGAACTGCCTTTTCGACAATGCGGGCATCAGCCGATTCCCAACACGGTTTTAATATCTGCCGCGGTTACTCTACCGTCTTTGTCTGAATCAAGATAATCTTTAACCATTTCGAGGGTTTCAATTTTCTTGGACCTATAGTAATGTTGGTATGCCCACAGCCCCACGGCGATTATACCCAAAACAGGAACTATCCACTTCAACAACGGCAACCACGAAACCATCAATGCCGTGCTGGCGGCCAAAACTGCCACACCGCCGACCAAGGTTATGCCGGCAGCGATTATTGCCGCGGCCTTGGAGTTCCCGCTGAAAAAGGCATACACGCCCGCGGCACAAGTCAGAAGACCAATAGTTACAAGCCAATTCGTGGCAGTAACCGTTTTAACTAAAATCTGAACCGAAGACGGTTCCGGGGGACCAACAACAGTGGGAGCCGTCGCGCACCCGGCAACTATCAACAACGACAATACTAACCACCGCATTACTCACTCACCTTCCGCAACCAAGCCAGGGGGCTGGTGCCAACCAGTTTATACCAAATAGATGTTCCACCGGCGGGAACGTATATATTACACGACGGACCGCCGGCCTGCGCCACGTATAGGATGTTCGCCGCGGTCGCTGTGGTCAAATTGCCTGCGATACAATAGCCAACGGTACACGTCAGAACGTATACGCCAGGCGTTACCGTAATCTCGGTATCAGATGTAGCTGCCAGACTCTGGCCGGACGAGGCCACGGGGCAAGCGGATTCGGGGGTCGGGGCGATATTACTGCCATCTGTAGATGTTTGCATTTCACTCATACTCTTATCATCCTCTCAATTGAACCATACGGTATTACCGTGTAATCGCCGTGTTGGCTTTTCTGGTCTATACTACTCTTAACTACAACCCATTTTACTTTTCCGCGAACTCGTTTACAGCCGTGGTAATACCCCACGGTCTTGCATACGGGGGGTTCCACGACGTCTAACTCCGCTTGACTATGCCAACCGGGGTCGGACTCGGTGTCCCGCCACGTGACTTCAACCAACGTATCGCGTTTTACTTTCAATTCAACCGGCTCACAATCTGTTTCGCCGGGGGCATCAATAGTACGGTCTTGTGGTCGGTCCCGTCTTCGATACAAACCGCTATCACGCTCTGATGATTAACAATCAGAAAATTATCTACGGGCAGACAGCCATACTTAATTCCAAAAATTACCTTATCGCCGACCTTAACGGACATCGGCAATTCCGGGGTGCCGGGGCCAACAGCGACCACCCTGCCGTAGCCAATCTCTTTTTCGGACCCCTTGGGTATCAGAATCCCGCCGGAAGTCGTGCGGTCGGGTTCCCATTTTTCGAGTAAAACCTTATCTCCGTTTGGAATATACCTCACTGTAACCCCTTTCATATTAAATACTTACAGTTCCATCCACGTTCTATGGTCTGCGTTACTGTCAACTGCTACCTGGGCCATCAAGGCCATATTATTGCGAGGGGGCGACCTCTACAGACAACTATGCCCTCTACCCTAATCCCCAAACGCTTACCCAGACGACTGGTTTCTAAAATAAAAATATATAATTTTTCTGACGGGGAGTCGGGGGGACCCATTCACTGGCGTGGGTCAGCCGCCAAGAGGTCCCCACGCTTCGTAGGATGCCCCCCAGGATTCAAAATCGTGGGTGGGGGCGGGTCCAAGAAGGGTTGGTTGGGACTCCCCGGCCCCAGAGCGAAGGGTGCCACCCCCGGCCCCACGGCAACAAGGGGCAGGGCAGGGGGCATAGAACACTAAATAAATAATCGAATAATTAAAAGATTTTACTTGCATACTGGGCGGGCGTGTGTTATACTATTGGTAGAACGAAACGATTGATAAGTGAATAGGCATTTGCGGCTAAACAGCGAGCTACGCAAGAACAAACAAGCGTAGGGAAAGCCGAAAAGCACATAGGGCGGTTAACAGTAGGTGTGTAAATTACGTTAGGCCGCCCGCAATCATAAACTAAACAACGAATAATTAAGGGGGATAACCGATGAAACACAAAATCACAGTAAAACAGCAGCCAAAACCAATACCACATCCGGAGACCGTCGCCTTGTGGGCGATAATCCGGCAGTATATGAAACGGACAGGGCGATAATCGCCGGAAAGTGGGGGATTTATGGGAAACATATTCGTAGAGATTAAACAGGTTTACAAAGATAACGAACGGGAGTTTCAACGGGTATTCCATACCCAACTGAGTAAATACTGGAATCCGGTGTTCGGATTTGACATTATTAAGTTTGACGAACGCCATATAAAATCAGGTGACGGCTGCATGGCTGATAAAATTATCGCCGATTACGGCCAAGCTGGAAACGATATAATCGACCGGCTTCTCAAATAGCTCTTCCTTCTACCCGGCGCAACGCCGGGGTTTTTCTCTCACTCTGGGCCGGGGCCGACATGTCC